GATTCAGTCGGCAAGGTCAAGGAATATGATTTTTCAATGCCGGTGAAGCCTGACTGGGTAAATAAAGCAAAAGCTATACTGTCCGGGATAAAGACCGATAAGAAAATCTGTATCATTAAATACCCTACCGTGCGCGCGGAATGGTGCAACCCGGCGCGCAACCCGAAATCGGAATATTTACAGCTTTTAATAGATAAATACCGAGATGAATATTTTTATATCTCGGTAGCTGATGTCCGCCCTGGGGAAGAATGGCTTGACGGACAGCTAACCGGGATAGATTTGCCGTTAAACAACGGCGAAACCGACGTATTCACTACTTTCGGGTTGTGCGCTTTATCCGATATGGTCATTGGATTACCGTCGTATTTTCTGCCGTTGTGTATGGCGATAAAGAAAAAGTTTTACTGCGTATATGGTGGGAGTGTTAAACCGGAGTTATTGTCTGATAAGCGTATGGGCGATGAGATACTCGGGACGGCCGCGCCTGATCCGTTTTGCAACTGCATAAGCAACACTCATCAGTGTAACAAAGAAATCCCGGAAGCAAAGGTCATCGAGAACTTTGAGGAATTACGCGCTCGCAAGAAGAAACTGCTACTTGTGCGGATGCAGCCTAAAAACGCGGTTAAAATTCTAAATAACCGGTTCATCTCGGAATATTACGACGTCTATACTCTCGACAGTTCGTGGCACGTGGAAGCATATAAACTGCAGGGAGGATACAAAGGTAATTTTACTTACGGTATCGACGACCTGGATAAAGTCATAAAAGGTATGGACTTCGTCGTTATCGCGCAGAAACTTTGCCCGGCTTCTGAAAATGCAGCTGAGATATGCAGAAAATATGATATTCGGTATCTCTGGACGGAGGCTTTCTTTGGGAACAGGATGTTGTTTGATTATTCGGGGTTACAGTATTGCCCGGAGAATGAGATTAAAAAGTTTATGGGCGATACTTCATACGGAGAGATATGGCTTCCTGAAAGCACGCGTGAAGCGCAGCCCGCTACCATCTGCGACGAGGACTTGTTCCATAAATATGGATTAAAAAAAGATGATAAGCATATTGTCATCTTCGGGCAGACTGTTTTTGATATGTCTCTTCAGCATAGTATCAATCCCAAAATAAAGAATTTCCGGGATTATATCGATTTGGTTGTAAGCAGCAATCCGGACGTTACGTTTATCTATAAAGACCATCCGTTGTATAAAACAGCCTTCAAAGACCGTCAAGATACCGCTTTCGTGCGCGAGTATAAGAACGTGGTTGTTGTAGATGAGAGCGTAGAGACGTTATTTAATACGTTTGATTGCTTCACTTCTTTCTCATCTACAACGATATTCGAAGGAGTGCTGAGAAGAAAGAAATTCGCAACCTGCGGGTTGCATTTCTGCGACAACGATAAGCTCGTCCTAAGGCTGACCGGAGACGTCGGAGATTTATACGAGCGTATAAAATCATTAAACATAGACGAGAAAACAGCGTCGCAGTATGCCGGGTTTATCTGCAACCAATACGCAATAGATTTATCAAGCAGGCAGTTGCTACACAAGTTTACTATGCGCCCTGCAGAGTATTACGGTTATAACTGGAGTGATTACAGATGGACTCCGTAATAAAGCAAATAATGGAGAATGAGCTGGTCTGGGCCCCGGAGAAAGGCGTTGGATATTATCCGGTAAAGGGTAACCCATACGACGAGCAGTATTTATCCAAATACTCCAGGTATGAGCACACGGAAACGGGAGAGAAGATAACAAAGTTCCGCGTTGACCTGGTGAATCAATATTGCCGGGGGAAAGTGTTGGATATCGGTATCGGTTGCGGGGCGTTTATCAAGGCGCGCGGTAATGCAGTAGGGTATGACATTAACCCTGCCGCAACCGGTTGGCTGAGGAACAACGGGTTGTTCTTTGACCCATACAACAACGAGATTGACTCCGAAGGGGTGACTTTTTTCGATAGTTTGGAACATATTCGATACCCGGGGATATTGCTTCAGAAGATAAAAGGTTTTGTGTTTATCTCTATGCCGATATTCAAGGGAGGGTCGCACGTAATAGCGTCGAGGCATTTTCGCAAGGACGAGCACTATTATTACTTCACGCAGGATGGGTTGATAAATTTTATGCGGTATTACGGATTTAAGTGTTTAGAAGTTAACGCAGGAGAGATTGATTGCGGAAGAGAAGATATCTATTCGTTTGTTTTCAAGAAGGAGTAACGTATGGCGGCCAGCATAATAGTCGGGACTAATTCCTGGGTTACGGTAGCAGAAGCCGAGTTGTATTTTGAGGCGCGTCTTAACGCGACATCTTGGACGGGCGCAACAGCAACGCAGAAGATACAGGCACTTATTATGGCTTACCGGCAGCTTAATTCCGGGCAGTATTCTTTCCCCACCGTTGTCGTAGACACAATGAAATACGCCCAGCTTGAGCAGGCTTTGTTTCTGCTTGCTTATTCTGCCGATATTGACGCCAGGATGGCGCTACAGGCCCAAGGGGTCACCGAGGCGGGAATAGTCAAGGAGAAGTATTCTTCTGCCGGGACTATCCCGATTTGCGCCATAGCGCAGGCCTGGATAAAGGATTGTGCGCTTGTGGAAGATAACCTGTTCTGTGGTGACGTGCGCCGCGATGAAGAGCAGAATGCCGATACCACCATCTCGGAGGATAACGATTGAGTTACGATCGGTTGCTTTTTGAATCCAAGATTAAGATACTCAAGGCTATTTATAGCAAGGCTAAGTCAGACCTGCTGGCACAGCTTGCGCGCGTAGACCTTACCGAAGCGGCGCAGATAAGGGCCAAAGCGATATTGGCGCAGGTTGATGTCATCGTTAAGGGATTAAATAAATCTGCTTATTCCTGGACAAGGAAAGAAATCCCTGGATCATACCGCACCGGCGTCGACATTGCCGCGGAGATGTTAAAGAAATACAGAGTTACTTCCAAGGTGGACGTTTTTGCGTTAATACATACCAGAGCCGCAGAAGCGCTGGTAGATGATATGGCTGTAAGTCTGTTGTATGCGAACAACAGTATCCAAAAGGAGTTTCACAGGCTGTTGATGACCACTCAACAGAGGGTTCTTGAGGATAAGGCGATTACGCGTATGATTGCCGAGGGCGCCATTGAAGGTCAGGCACGTCGGACGGTTTCCGATAAGATTCTTGGAGAGTTAAAGAACAAACTCGGAGAGGGCAAATTTATCGAGATCAACGGCCGCAGTTACAGTCCGGATAAATACGCCGAGCTTGTGGCCAGGACGAGGATGTCCGAGGCGTCGAACATTGGGTTGAAGAACACCGCTCTGGATTACGGCCTTGACCTGGTGCAATGGGACACGCACTCCGAGATTTGCGAGATCTGCCAGCAGTATGCCGGCAGGGTGTATTCCATAAGCGGAAATGATCCTGATTTCCCGAAGCTGGAAGAAGAGCCGCCATTACACCCTAATTGCAAATGCCATATTTACCCGATAACCAAGCAGGCAATAGAAGACGGCAAAGATAGTCTGGTGAGGTTGTCCAACAGTAAATTGATAAAGATCGATTCGCACAAGGCTTATGAAGAGGAGTTGGCGGCGGTATGATTAGCGCTTATTTAATCCATACAGGGACTTTAAAGACTGCGACGCTCGATAAGTGGGGCAAGAAGACTTTTTCGTCCACTACCGTCAGGTGCAGGATTGAAGAAAAAACAAGACTCGTCCGTAACCAATCCGGGGAGCAGGTAGTTTCTGATATGCAGGTAATGCTGGAGAACAGAACGGTAACTCATAACGATAAGTTTACTGTTAACGGAGTAGATCGCAGCATTATCGCGATAAGTAAAGAGCAGGATTTTTCCAACGTGATTTTGTGGTTATACCTGGTTTAGGATATGAGCGGAGACTTTGATATTAAATTCCCGAAGGTAACAAAAGAAATTCTCGAGCGTGCGAAAATAGGTATGGGTCAAGCCGGAACGCAGCTGATGAGTGATTGCGTTAACATTGCTCCGACGGTGCCGATAGAGGAAGGATGGTTGCGCGGATCCGGAAGCGTGTTTGTTGACGATGAACTCGTTGCGGTATCCAAAGACGGCAAACCCGGGAAAGCGAATACCTCCAGTCCCGGAGGTAAGAAAAACAATGCGATTACCGTTATTGTCGGGTTTAACACCCCGTATGCCCACAGGTTGCACGAAGGCGTCGGGTATAAATTCACCGATCCGAGTTCCGGGCCGAAGTTTTTGGAAAGCAAGATGGTATCACGCAGAAATTTATATATGAAAATAGTCAACGACGCGGTGAAGAAATGACTAATCCTTTATTGAAAGAAATCTGTGATTACATCGATACCAATACGAGCTTAACCGTCGGAACCTATCTTTTCGCCGGCGCGGCTCCCTCCGGGATAGCAGATACGCACGTGATCGTGATTGAGTCCGGAGGAAGCCCGGATCAGTATCTCGCGGATTATCAGGAGAAGACTATACAGGTATTGTCCAAGTCAGCGGATTATTTCGACGCGCTGGCTAATGCCGAGGTTGTTTATGCCGCGTTACATTGTAAAAGGGGGATAACGCTGGGAAGTTTTTACGCCAATGTCATCGAGGCAATAACATTGCCGCAGTCCGTAGGGCAGGATGAAAAAGGATTGTTTGTATTATCAACAAACTACGTCTTGAGAGCTCAGGACGCATAACCAAGGAGGAACAAAGTGATAAAAGACTTAGGGCCATGTGAAGTTTATTTCAACTCGACGAGCTTAGGGAAAACTAAAGGAGGAGTTACATTCCGATACACGGAGGAGAGTAAGCCAGTCAATGAAGACCAGGCAGGGGTTACCAACGTCGACGAGGTTGGCGTCGGTGTTTCGGCGTGTGAAGTGGAAGTCCCGTTATCAAGGTCGTCTTTGGCGACGCTGAGCACGGCTGTTATGGGCGCTACAGTGAGCCTCAACAAGCTCAGCGTCTATAACAAGGTAGGCGTGTCGATGTATGACAATGCCGAGCAGTTGATATTAAAGCCGATTGTAAACGGCGTGGCATCGTCCGATTCTAAGGACTGGCTGGTAATCCCCAAGGCCTGTCCGAAAGCTGATTTAGAGGTGGTTTTCGACGCCGAGAATCAGCGGGTATATAAAATCGTGTTTAAAGGGTTCCCTGACGCCAGCAGCAAGTTGATCTGGTATATGGGAGCATAAAATATGGCTTACTAAAGAAAGGATGGGCACAATGCCTACATTAAAAAAAGACGATGTTAAGCAACTTTCCGAACCGATTGTTATTGAGGCCGGGATTATCGGGGACAAGGAATACCGCGTTGAACGGGTTACCATCGATACCATTGCCCAAATAAAAAAAGAGGCTGACAGTAAAGACGACACTGCTCCAATAAAGCAGCTATCCATATTAACAGGCGCTCCCATAGAAGAATTCAAGGGAATAGATATCAGAATTCTCGGGGAAGTGCTTAATTTTATAATGTCGTCGATAAGTGAAGGAGCGAAAGCAAAAAACCCTTTAAAGGCAGAGGCAAAGCCTTAGTCCTGATTGCCTCTGCTTTTCCAGGACAATTTTGTTATGAGGAGTTGCTCAACCTTGATATCCGTGATCTTGAATTCTGGATGAGAGAAGCGAAGAAGAAGCTTTTAAAAGAGCATCTCCTTAGAACTCGGGCGGCAAGAGTGGCCATGGCAAAAGACAAGGATTATCGTAACTATATGTCAGAGATACAGCAGCAAATACGCGAAACCGACATCGATGCCGAAGAGCTTATTAAAGAAAACTGGGAAACTCTAAAATACATTAGGAAAGGTTAAATGTTCGACGCCGGAGCGATAGTAGGTAAATTAACGCTGGATACTCGCAGTTGGGATTTGGCGATAGATAAAGTCAAAGCCGATACTGCCAGCCTGAAAAAGTTAATACAGGACAACGAGCAGCGTATTAAAAACCTTGGGAGAAATCTAACGATTGCCGGAGCGGCGATTACAGCCGTCTCCGGTTTAATTGTGAAATCGGCGGCAGATGAACAAACAATATATTCCCGACTGGAACAACAGTTAAAAAATGTCGGTTATGGATATTCTGGTGCTTCGGAAGAGGTCAAAGCTTTTGCCGCGGCGATGCAAAACGCCACAACTTATGGTGATGAAGAGATAGCCCAGCTTGTAACGGAACTATTGCCTTATACCGGCGACTTAAAAAAGTCATTTGAGGGAGTAAAAATAGCCGTTGATTTAGCCGCTGCCGGTGTATTTGATTTAAGCACCGCCTCGCGTTATGTCGGTATGGCTATGTCCGGTAACGTCGAGATGTTAGGGCGATATATTCCCGAGCTTCGTCAAGGTGATAATGCGCAACTTGATTTTATGACGTCGTCGGAGAAAGCGGCGTATGCGTTAGATTTGTTAAAGAGCAAATTCGGCGGAATGGCGGAGAAGGACACAAAGACTCTTAACGGAGCGATGACAAGATTGAAGAATGCCGTAGGAGACTTGGCGGAAACGCTGGGAAACAATCTACTGCCTATCATTACTCCCATTGTAGATAAAATCAGAGAGATTGTAATAAACGTGACGAAATGGGCGCAGAGTCATCAATTATTATCAACTATATTGCTTGGAGTGGTGGCAGTAATAGGGGTAGTTGCCACTGCATTCGGGGCGCTGTTATTGATTTTGCCTAATTTGGTTATGGGGTTTTCACTCCTTGCTCCTGTTTTAGTAGCTTCTCTACCTATTTTGGGCGCAATAGCCGCGGCCGCGGCAGCCGTCTGGTTAGCTTTTAAATACTGGGAAGAGCTTAAAGCTTTATTTTGGTCGTTCGCCGCAGGAGTCAATTACGCCTTAGCTGAAGCGGTAAAGAGTATCGCTAAATTTATCTCCTGGGGAGAGAAAATCCCTTTCATCGGGAGTAAATTTAAAGCGGTATCTGAAACGTTAAAAGATGTATCCGACGGATTTAAAGAAGCTGCCGATTTGTCAGAACAGCGCGCTGCAGAGATTATCTCTAACATCGAACAAAAGAAAAACGCTTTAGCCGACGGTATTAAGGACACTGTCGATACTATCAAGGGAAAAATAAACGAATCTGCCGGAGTGTTTGACCAGTTCTTTACTAAATTCTCATCCGGTTTCAAGTCAAGCCTCGACAAGTCGTTAACCGATATGCGTGATTGGGCGCAAATGGGTGCCCAAGCGGCCAGCGATATGATTTCTTCGATGGAAAGCGTTACCGGGGATTTCTTTTACGACGTTTTGAAAGGACAACTAAAAACAGCGCAGGATTATTTTGTTGCGTTCGGCGATATGGTTTTAAAGATACTCGCCGAAACAATGGCAAGAATAATGGTGGTAAAAGCTTTGACTGGAATAGGAAGTATGTTCTTTGGCGGTTCAACGGCAGGAGTATCCAATATTGCGGGGAGTTCTTTTAATACATCGGGATTGAGTCTTGGCGGTTTTGCCACCGGTATTGATTATGTCCCTGAATCAGGAGTTTATAAACTTCACGAAGGCGAGAAAGTCGTCCCGAAATACGATGCCAATAAACAAACCGCCGGCAATATAACGATAGCCAATTACATCACTACTGACGCGATAAATGCTGCAATCGCGAGTGACCCCGATACCGTGGTGAATGTAATCAACGCCGATACCGTGCGTAATGGTATGACAAGAAAAACCTACAAGAGGTATGGATAATGGCTGATTTTACCTTAGCACGTGAATCCTGCGAAGAAGAGCGCGACTTCAATGTCGGAGAATCTAAGTTTGACAACCAGGCAAGCGAGACAAGATTATTATCTTCCGGGGTTTTGCTGGGATTTAAAGTTAAAAGTCCAAATCTTACTTATACAAAACTTCAGGAATATATCAGTTTTTATAACGGCAAATACGGCTCGTTGACATCGTTTACGGTCGTCAATCCGTTCGACGGTATTACTTATAATGTGCGGTTTCGTAAGGGTAGTTTTAAGACAACTTATGTAAGCGGAATCTTTCAATGCGAGTTTAATCTCGACAGGGTGTTCTGATGACAATAGACACAAACCAGGCTTTCATCGACGAATCCCGAAAGCGCGCCAAGTCTCCGATATATCTCTACACGATAGAAGACCCGGCCGGTGACGGGAATGACCTTAACTTTGCCGGCTGGGATACGGACATCACGTTTAACGGTGTGGAGTATCAGAAATTTCCCATCACACACGACGAAATATCCGAAAATGCGTCCGGAGAACTGCCGTCCACATCGGTGCAGGTAAGTAATATTTCTCGTTTAATCGAGGCATACTTGCAGAGTTATGACCTGCGAGGCAAGAAGGTGACGATAAAAATGGTGTATGCCAACCTTCTGGACGACCCGGACTGTTATGTCGAGTTTAGCCGTTACATAGATTCCTATACGTCGAATGTCAGGGATGTGGTGTTTACGCTGATGAGTAAATTAAGCGTAATAGGGGTTCAGGTCCCGCTTACGATATTCAGCACCCGCAGGTGCCAGCATCTTTTTAAAGGAACGCGCTGCGGGTATGCTGGGGCGGAGACCGAATGCAACCATACCAGGGCGCGCTGCAGGGTATTGGGGAATCAGACCCGGTTCGGTGCCCAGCCGGGAATAAGAGGGAATAGGTCGTATGGATAAAAAACTGACCGAATTGATTGCCAAACTTCTGCCGGTTCCGTATGTGCATGAGGGACGGGATTACTCCGGGCTTGACTGTGGAGGCCTGATACTTCTTTTCTATCGAGACTATCTTAAGATAAGACTTCCAGATATGCACGGATATAATCCGCACTGGGGGTATAAAGGAAAAAATTACTTTATCGAGAATTACTTCAAGTTTTTCGATTCGGTTAGGGTTCCGCAGTTGATGGACGTGGTGCTGTTCTTTAACGGCAAAAAAGTGTCGGACCATGGCGGGGTCGTGCTGCGTGATGGCAGGTTTATCCATTGCCACCGGCATGTAGGGGTAAGCGTAGACAGGTTAGGGGCGGACCCGTGGGCAGCGCGTTTCGCCGGGTTTTACAGGCTAAAACCGGAGTTTGAGGCGGAATTTAAGGTAAAGGCTAATGGTAAAAATTAACGAAACACTATTAAAGGAAGTTTCGCAGAGATGCGTGCCTGTGCGGCCTGCAAGGCGCAGATTCCGTAACGGCCGCATTAAAAGCGATATTACTATCCAATATGTGCCGAATGTCTTGGATAAGGCGGGCCGCAGGCTTATATCTCTGCCTTATGACCGGGACTGGACAGTCAGGAAGTATCTTCGCAAGGCTAAAATAGACTATAAAGATATGGCCGTAAGCGTAAACGGCAACAAGGGGAAGATGTGCGACAGGCTGACTATCGGCGACGAGATAGTAGTCTATCCGAAGATAGCCGGCGGGATAGCGCAGATTTTTACCTGGGTAATGGCGATATCCAATATCGCGATGATCGGGTATTCCATATATTCCGCAGTTACGGCCAAAAAGCCCAGTTTTAACACTTCCGGGGTATCGATTGACGAGGAGTCGGCCGCAAACGCCTGGGATGGAGTGCATACGACATCATCTGCCGGCGGGCCAATACCGTTGATTTATGGCACCCGGGTAAGTGGTGGAAACGTTATAAATGAGTTTACCACCACGGACGGAGAAAAGAATTATCTAAACACCCTTATGGTAGTCTCCCAGGGAGAGGTGGACAGCATAACCCTAAGGAGGATAAACCGCAATCTTGCCGCCAATTATTCCGGATACACGTTCTACTCCCGCCTCGGGACATTGGACCAGGAAGTGATACCAAATTTTGATGACGTCCACAGCGTGGAATCGGTCGGAGTCGAGTTGATAAAAGACACCCCATATACTCACACGACCGTAAAGACCGATGTTGAGGCCTTTTCCGTGCGCCTGCAACTGCCTTCCGGCCTCTGGCAGCAGGACAGCAATGGCAATCTCGCCTCTTATTCGGTAACTTATAAGGTGGAATACAAACTCCACGCCGATCCGACATATACAAGCCTCGGGGAAACCGCTTTTTCCGCCAAGTCGCGCTCAAAGCTATACACGGTGTTCCGCAAAGACGGCCTCACCGCCGGCCAGTATGATATCCGGGTGACAAAGACCGCCGGTGAAACGGACGAAGACGGGTATTATACGGCGGATCTTTACCTGCACGAGATAGATGAGATCAACACGGATTCCCTGACGCATCCGGGACTTGCGCTTGCGGCAGTAAGCGCGCTTGCATACGACCAGCTAAGCGGGGCCGCTCCTGATTACGAGATGCTCGTCCGCGGGATAAAAGTGCTGGTCCCGCAGGTAATGAACGGGGCTACGGAAGTCGGATGGGATGATTATTACTGGGATCCAGATAGCGAATGTTTCCGTCTGCTTTCTGACGGCACGGTATTGACCTGGGACGGTGAGACGTATGTCCGCCGATACAGCGCAAATCCGATCTGGTGCATATATGACCTTATCACTAACAAGGACTACGGGTTAGGCAACTATATCGAGACCAGCGATATAGACCTTAATTATCTTCTGGAACAAGCCAAATACTGCGAAGAGAAAGTCCCTGACGGAGAAGGGGGATACGAGAAGCGGTTCCGGCTGGACGTGGTCATAGACAGCCTGCAGGACGCGCTTGATCTTATTTTGAGCCTTTGCTCTGTCTGCCGAGGGGTGCCGTTCCTTTCCGATAAAGAAGGCATCAAGATAGTCATAAAGAAACCGTCTTCCCCGGTGCAGCTGTTCCACATGGGGAATATCGTCAAGGATAGTTTCTCGGAGA